GGCCGCAGCTGGTTATCACGCTGCCGAAGGTACAACTCGCACCAAATGCGGCACTGGGTTTTATATCCGACGAATATGGCCTGATCGATCTGGAGGGCGAAATACTCGCGGATGATGTTACCGGCTCATTCGGGACAGTAACGCATCCCGACGATGCGATGGTGAGCCCGACGACAGATGCTTATTACATGGGCACCGGCATAATTACCTGGAAAGGCGAAGGTGATGTTGCCGCAGCAGACATCGGGAATTGCAACACGTTTGAAATAACGCCGTCGATGGAAAGATTGGATCACTGGAACCATCGCGTCGGCGGCATCAGGATTAAAGATTTTTCACCTATTGTGCAACAGCAGTGGACGCTGCACATGGTGCTCGACGAGTTCACCGCCAAAAATTTGCAAATGGCGTTGCTGGCGACGACTGGCGTCATTCCCTGATGGTCTCTCTCGTCGACATCATCCCGCAGCGCCGCACCGTCGAGCTCTCGGTCGGCTCGCTTGAACTGCGCGGGCTCGGCTTGCGTCACATCGCGGATCTGCTCCTGCTCCATCCGGAACTGCGCGGTGTCTACGTCGCCGGCTCGCTCTCACTCGATGTGGACAACTTGCTTGCCGTAGCGCCGAGCGCGGTCGGCAGCATCATCGCGTGGAGCGCGAACCAGCCGGAAGCCGTCGACGCTATCATCGACGCGCTGACCCTCGACGACCTGGCCGAGTGCCTGATCGCCATTCGCGACCTCACCATGCCGGCGGGTGTCGACCCTTTCGTCGAAAGACTGGCGCGGCTGCTCGGCAAGGCCGACGCCCTCGCTGGCAGGGCGCCGGGTACGAGTACGCCGCCGCTGCCGAGTGCCTCATCGCCAGCGGACATGAGCCCGGCCGCGTGATGGAGTACACGCCGCGCCAGTGCGCCGCCTTTCTGACGATGGCCGCAGCCCGGCGTCGCCGCGAGCTTTCCGAGCAACTCCACATTTCTGCGCTCGGGAGCCAGGGCGATTCAAAGGCGATCAAGGCAACGCTGAAAGACCTCGATGGCTGACAACAACTTAACGATCCAGATCGGCGCCGACACCACCAAGGCCCAAGCCGACCTCAAGTTCCTGCAAGCGCAACTCCGCGCCGCCACGGCCGAAATGAACAAGATGGCTCGGGCCGACGTGGCGAAGGGGCTCGCGTCGTCATCGGCAGAGTTGCAGGCGCAGAGCGCGAAGGTGGCGCGACTTACCAAGGAATATAACGCGCTCGCGCCGGCCGTTACTCGGACCAACCGCGCCTTCGAGGTGCTGTCGTCCCGCGGCGTCAAGCGGCTGTTGAGCCAGTTCGACGACTTGTCGAAAACCGCACAGAACCTTTCGCTCGTCATCGGCCGACTCACCGGCAGCATTGCCGGCGGCATCGTCGGCGCCGCGGCGATCAAGGGACTATCTACCCTCACCGATCTTATCGCCGACGCGAACAAGAAGCTTCTGGAGTTGCGCGACACGGCGCAGCAAACAGGCCAGAGTCCCGCCGCCATAGAAGCAGCCCGCCGGATCGCCGCGCGGACAGGCCGGGATGCCACCGATGCCGATAAGATCCTGGGCAGCATCGCGGAGCATATCGCGAAGGTGCGCACCGAGGCCGGCAAGGAGATTGTGCCGGACGGCATGAAGGTGCTTCGCGGCAGCGCGGATGCCGCCGACGGTTCGATCAAAGAGTTGCAATCGGAAATCAAGAACGGTGTCACCACGCTACGCGGCAGCAGCCGGTTGGTGTTCGATCTTTCCAAGGGCTATGAGCTTCTGTCGAATAATGGCAAAAAATACAAAGACACTATTCTAGGGGTGAAGGAGCAGCAGCTAGACACGATACAATCATTTATTAAATTAGCAGAAAGCGGGGTACTCGGCCGAACCCGGCTCAATGAACTATCCAAGACAATGTTTCAGGGATTGCCTGCCGACGCATTTCTCAAAATAGCGCCAAAACTGATTGCCGATCTCAACGCCGAGATCGAGAAACTCGGACCGATAGAAGCTAGGATGGATCTCGCCGAACGGGCGAAGGGCGCTCGAGCAGAAACCGCGCAGATGTTCAAGGATATATTCGACGGCTTCATGGAGAGCCTCGACGAGAGCGATATTCGCTTCAATGAATTTGCGCAGAGATTCTTTAAGGAAACGATCCCGAATTGGTGGCGCGGCCTGATTGCGGACCTCGGCGCCATTTGGCCGGACCTTACAGCGTCATGGAATAGCGGCTGGCAAGCGTTGTCCGATAATCTGTCGCCGATCCTGTCGGACATCATGGACAAGATAAAATCGGCGCTTGATTGGATTATCGCCTCGGTTCGCGCCGTCGGCAGCGCCATCGGCAGCATCGGCACCGGGATGGCGTCAGGTGAGATCCCGGCGATGCCGATGGCCTCGGGCGGGATGGTGCACGGCCCCGGCACCGGCACCAGCGACAGCGTGCTGGCGCGTGTCTCGAATGGCGAGTTCGTCATGCGCGCGTCGGCCGTCAGCAAGTGGGGCGCGAGCTTTATGCACGCGCTCAACAGCCTGCAAAACCCTTTCGGCAGTTTCGCGGCCGGCGGGCTCGTCGGCAGCGCGCCGGCCTTCGCCGAAGGTGGCAGCGCAGGCGGCGCGCCGGTTCACCTCCATATCGGCAACAACTCATTCTCGCTGGCGGGCGCGCCGAATGTCGTCTCTGCGCTCGTCGTCGAAGCTCGCCGCCAGCAGGTGCGCTCGGCCGGCAGCAAACCGAGTTGGTACGGCGGCATGCCGGGGCGATGATCAGCAACGCGACGCCGACCGTGCTGGACATCCGCTTCCCGAGTGCCGCGGCGCCGGGCGTCAACCCCGCCAGTGCGCGCGGCCTTAAGGGCGTGCTGTCGCCGATTGCGATGGCCGCCGGCAGCGACAAGGTGGCGCGCACCGTCAACGGCGCCCTCATCTCCATCGCCGCGCCGCAGATGCGCAAATATCAGCTAGAGGTATCCGGCGACGATCAGGCGCCGCCTGCGCTCGACGGCGTGTGGGTCGGCATGGAGGTCGAGGTCGACGCGCATGTCGAGCTTGCCTATCTCACCGCCGGGGGCACGCCAGGGCGCACACCCGTGGCCGGCAGCAGCCATGTCGAGGGCGCTTTTACCTACTATTGCCCCAGCTTTTTGATGCGCGTCGTCGAGCTTCAAACCGAGCGCGAGGAGTGGGGCGCGCACTACACTTGGTCACTGGTGCTGGAAGAAATCTGATGCCGGGGCCGTTCTACTTCGCCTGGGCGGGCGGCACCATCGAGGAACAGGTCACGGTCGTCACCGCCGGCAACACGCACGGCGGCCTCGTCGAAACCGTATCCTTTGTCGCCGACGTCGATAGCGGCAGCCAGATCATGCGGTTGGCGGCGCCCGACCGCCTCACCAGTGACGAGATGTACCTTATCGCCGGGTCGGGCATCGCAGACGGTACGCTGACGATCATCGACTCGACCATCTCGGCGCCGGCCTCGGTCAACCTGTCGGCGGCGGCCGGGGCGGATGCCCGTAGCGCCACCTTCACCGCCACCAAGGCGGTGGCTGTCGGCTCGGCGGTAGCGACGCTTACCGAAGGCTCGGACGCCGTGGCGCTCGACGTGGCGCTCGACGCCGGGCTCTACGCCATCTCGGGGCCGGGCATCGGCGATGCTGATGGGCACTTGGTGCAAATGGCGTTTCTCGATTGGGACGGCTTGAGCGGCCTGATGTGGGCGCTGGTCTATACCGTCGTGGACGACCTCACCGCCGTTAACGCCGTGGCCGTCGCCGCCACCGCCAGCGGTGATGTCGGCGTGTTGCTCGACGCACTGCCGAGCGCCGATTGGTACACCGTCACCGGCATCGCGGCGGCGAGCCTGTCGAGCCTCGTTGAAGGATTGCGCTACAACATCACCGGGGCCGGCATCCCGGCCGGCACGACCTTTCTCGCGCCGGCTGCCGGCGCCACCGCGCTCGATCTCGATCAGCCCGCCACCGCCGCGGCGCTCAATGCGCTGCTGACGATCACCGGGCCGCGCACACCCGACGCGCCGTGGGACGAGGCGACGCACGCGCGCTTCGATGAGGACGTGTTGACGGTCGATATCTCGCAGGAGGAAGGCGGCTTTGCGACGCTGACCGTGACCCTCAAAAATCCAGGGCTGGGACTCCTCGCCGCCGGCCGCAACCTGTGGTGCTGGCTGGCGTGGGACCGGGCGTGGCCGGACGGCCCGGCCGACATCGTGCTGCTGTTCAACGGCCGCTTGGTCGGCATCCCGGCATTGGCGGCCGGCGAGGGCGTCGAGCTTCAGTTCTTGGCCCGGCCGGATGATTACCATGCGCAGAAGGCGGCGCTGGCGGCATCACTACAGGTCTTGCCGTATTACGATCCGGTATGGCTGGCCGCCAATCTCACGCCCGACACCGTGCTCGAAACATATTCCGCGCTCTGGCACATCGACCGCACTACCCTCGAATTAACGACATCGGACATCTGCCAGGGCGAGGACGGCACGCTCAGCATCGGCGAGGATGTCGCGCTCTACGACAGCTTTGCGCTGTCCTACGGCGCGCCGCCTCTGACCAGCGTCGCCGTCATCGGCACCGTGTCGTGGCAACAGCAAGGGCAGGGCATCATTGACGTGACGCCGGCCATCGTGCGGGCCTTTGACGACGGCGCCGCCGCGCCGATCGGGTTGTTGCCGAAGTCGCTGCTCGAAACCTACCCGCTGTGGCTGCGCGAAGGCGGCAGCGGCATGATCCAGTGCCTCTATGGCGACGGACTCTTCAATGCGTGGCCGAAGCCGGGCACCAGCATCGGCGGCGGCTGGGCGCTGTCGACCCTCGACGACATCGGCGGCACGCCGCTTTGCTTTATCGAAGAGGCAACGAAGAACAATAAGGGCGGCTGGCTCAACCCGGTTTCTTACCACGTCAACTACACCTGGCCGACGAGCCGATATGCCGGCCTCAACCGAGTGAGCACCGCACCGGAAGATCCACCATCGGATTCCGAGATCGTGATGGGCCAGGGCTTGGCGCGGGTCGTGTTGTCATTCCCAATCCAGACCTACAACATCCGCATGCATTGCGAATACAAAGCTGACCGCCGCCGCACCGAGACGGTATCCGCGGTCATGGTCGCCGATGTGCAGCGCGTGCTCTCCGACTCGGCGGATCAGGACGCGGAGGAGATCAGCCTGTCGTCGGATTACGTCAGCCAGGGCGTCGATCTCGGCGGCGGCGTGCCGTTGCCCGACGCCGGCAGCGCCAGCTATTTCCAGACTGATCGCGGAACGCAGAGCTTCGAATATTTGCTGTTAGCCGCGCGCGCGAAGGTCCGGGCGGCGGCGCGCTGCGTCGATGTCACTTTCGGGGTCGATTGGCAAACCGCGCTCGGGATCGGGTTGCGGCATAGCGTGACGCTGCTCGACCGGCGGCTGCCCGGCGGCACCTGCACCGGCAAGGTCAAGAGCTACCGGCTTACCGTCGCAGACGGTGTGCAGCGGGGGGAGTTTGTTCTGGGTTGCACGGTCGGTAACGGCACCGTCTCGGACGCCGCCGCCGGGGAGCCGACCTATGTCGAGGACGGGTACGTCGAGCCCGGCTATCAGGTCATGGCCGGGGCGCAGTATCCGCTGCTCGCCGACGAGCTTTCCTATCAGACGCTAGACCAGTTCGCGATCGATGACGACGGTATCAACCTCGGTTTCTTCGACGCCGACCAGGCGATCAACTATGTGACCGTCGAGAACGCGCTGCTGACGCAGCTTCCCGCGCTCAATGCCTATCAAAACGCAATCGCGACATCATCCTTCGGCGACCCGCTGACGACAGCGCGCGAGATGCAAACAACCGTGACGCTCGACCTGCGGCCGGTGCAGGGATCGGAGTTTCACACATCGTTCTTCCCGGCGCTGAGCCAGTTGCGCTTGCCGAAAACCATCGACCTCGCCGCCGATGCCTGACGGTTTCGAGTACGTTGTCCGGCCGTGGCAAAGCCCGAACGCGCACGGGCAAATCCGCATCCCCGCGACGCCTTCGCGCGGCGGGCGCGAGGCGGCTCATCTGCAATGGGGCGGCCAAGGTACAATGCCGCAGGTCCGCGTGACAGGCGTCGACTTCAACACGCGAAAGCCGAACGACGAAAGGCTCAACGAGCAGAAACGCGAGAGCGACATCATTCGGATCGAGCAGCCGGGCAAACCTGAAAACTACGTCGATGTAGCGCGGGCGCGACAGGTAGACCTCACCAAGCAGACCGACGAGTGG